AAACTGGTATGAATCCGTATAGTGGCTTGCTTGAACTGTTTGAAGCAAAAGACATTATTAAAAAGCAAGGAAACAGACTTGCGTACACTACACTTGATGGTGAAGAGATCCTTGACTATCGTAAAAAGTGGGTAGGCGAAAACCTCGATAAAGTTATGTCAGACTACTTAGTAAAAGAGTCACAAGTGGTAAATACCGCTGAAGTTGACGACGAAGAAGCAACTGACGATAATCTTATTGAGGAAGCGTTTAATGAATGAAGAGAACATTGCCGACATTTGGACTTTGTTTAAGGAATATCTAGACAAAAAACAAATAGAAATTGTAGCTGAAAAATTTATTGATCTTATGGCCGATTACGGAGTTTCAGATGAAATGTTGAAAGAAGTAATGGGTCATGATGCAACATTAGATGAAGCTATTCATTATTATCTAGACCTAGATAATATAGATGACGATGAAGAAGAATGGGATGAATAATGGGATGGTATAGCGAAGTAAGTCGCGACATAAGTAGAATACCTGATGCAATAGCACACTTCGAGCAAGAATTAATCCAAGCTCGTGCAGAATGCAAACTTGTAGGTAATGTTGAAAAGTCTGCGGCTGCTATGCCAGGCCTTGTTGAACACCGTTTTAATCAGTTACAAGAAATTGAAGCAATCTTAAACTACTTAAATATCGAACTGCGTAGATTGCGCAGTTCGTTCTTTAAGAAATATCTCGAAAATTATCAACGAGCTCTGTCAAGCCGTGACGTTGAAAAATACGTAGACGGTGAGGCAGACGTTGTTGACTACGAAAAAATTATCAACGAGTTTGCACTTGTACGAAACAAATGGTTAGGTGTTCTTAAAGCACTGGATCAAAAACAATGGCAAATTACTAATGTAGTTAAGCTAAGAGTTGCAGGCATGGAAGATGCCTCAATATAGTATATTAATTGCATGTGATCAAAAATATTATAACGACTGGGCAGAAAATTTACTTAAAAGTATACACTACCACTGCCCTAAGTTAACACTCCGCTGTCACGTAGTAAATCATAATAAACTAATACAACTTCCTTATGTAAAGTATACACTTGAAACTAAAACTTTTAAAAATGACGAATCAAGGATTGCATATTTACAAGCTGTAAGATTTTTGTGCGCATCAAAAATACCAATAGAAGAACAATTTATTACACTTGACGCAGACACTATATGTGCAAGGCCGTTTAGTATAGATGAATTTGCATCTATATTCTCACATCAACATGTACTAAAACATCATAAGGCAGACAGATGGTTAGCCGGACTAGTTGCGTTTAAGAGTGACGACTTTAGGAATGTATATGCTAGTAGATTACTAGAAGAACCTATTGATGATTGGCTGTGGGGCCGAGACCAAGATATATTATGTGATCTAGCAGATAAGTACAACTATACGCCAATTGATAATAAATGGATAAGGATAGCAAAGCCCAAACCTGACACTGTATTTTTAACTCTCAAAGGTGAACAAAAAGTTACAGAAAAGTATTTGGTGCCATTTAAGGGATTCATAAAATGAAAGAAGTATTTAATTATTGGATGCCTGACAGTGATATCCATTTTAGTAGATTAATTCAAAAGCAAGTAAACAATGGCGGATTGCCACAATATCAAAATGATGTTAGAGATGAAGCATACAAATATGTTGTAGACTTTAACCTAGCAATTGATGTTGGAGCAAACGTAGGTTTATGGGCAAAGCCTTTAACAGAAAAATTTAATAGTGTAATTGCATTTGAGCCTATGAATCAAGTACTCGAATGTTTAAAACTTAACGTAAAAGGTTTACCTGTTACAATACACGAACATGCATTAGGTAACGTTAATAGTAATATAGAAATGCAATTCAATCAAGTAAATACCGGAGCGAGTCATGTTTCTAACATAGGCACAGGACCAATAGAAATTAAAAAATTAGACGACTTAAACCTATCTAAATTTGGATTACTAAAAGTTGATTGTGAACGCCACGACATGCAAGTGTTACAGGGTGCTGAAAAAACTATTATGAAATACAAACCTGTAATTGTAGTTGAGCAACATCCTGATACTGAATACTGTGCTGGCGAATACCTAAAGTCATTAGGTGCTATTGAAATGTCAAACGTTAGAAAAGATTATATATTTGCATGGAATTAGTAATTGGCATTGAAGAAATGTATAGGAATCATCCTATACCAAATCTTCCTAATTTTAAAATAGTCCCATGGGCAGATCAAGATACAATACAATCTGCAGATGTTTATATACAAAATAATATTTTAGGACAAAAGCGTAAAAAACTTAATCAATATTATCAATTTATATTAGACAGTAACAAACCATTTTTAGTTGTTGAAAGTGCTGTGTTTAGACGCAACATGATACAACCTCCAAATCCTATGTCCTATCATAGGTATAGTTGGACAAGTTATTATCAAGACGATGGCAACTATTGTAATGCTAATAGTCCTTCAGATCGCTGGCTACGTATACAAAAAGAACAATCAATAGAAATAAAAGATTGGCGCACAACTGGCGATTATATATTATTAGTATTACAACGTCCTGGCGACAGTAGTTTAAAAAAACTTATAGACAAACATGGATCGTATCAACAGTTTATAAAATATACTATACAAGAAATTAAAAAGTATACAGATAGGCCAATACGTGTACGTATGCATCCTTTACGTCAAGATAGGCAACTAGAAGCTCTAAAAGATTTTGATGTAGACATTAGTAAAAATACACACGGTGCAGCATTGTTAGAAGGCGGAGATGGGCTGTATGCTGACTTTGGTAATGCTTGGGCAGTAGTAGGATTCAACTCAAATGCACTGACAGAAAGTATATGTGAAGGTATACCAACTTTTAGTATGTGTGCTAGTTCAATGGCATGGGACTGTAGCAACAAGGATTTAAAAGATTTAGAAAATCCTATAATGTTTGATCGCAATCAATGGCTTTATAATTTAGGATATTGCCAGTGGCGAGAAGATGAAATAGCTAGAGGTGATCCGTGGTTTCATTTATCAAAACACACATAAACTGCGTACATAAATATCTACATGAGCAATGTTGTATTAGTAACAGGCGGCTTTGATCCCTTACACTCAGGGCACATAGCCTATTTTAAAGAAGCAAAAAAATTAGGTACAAAGTTAATTGTTGGAGTGAATTCAGACGATTGGCTAACACGCAAGAAAGGTAGACCGTTTATGCCTTTTGAAGAACGTGCTGCTATCATTAAAGAACTTAGTGTTGTAGACAAAGTTATAGGATTTGATGATAGCGATGATAGCGCATGCCAAGCAATTTTTCAAACACTAAGCACACACAGTAGTGGAACAAAACTTATTTTTGCTAACGGCGGCGATAGAACTAACACAACTACGCCTGAGTATGCAACATACGGTAACATGCCTTATGTAGATTTTGCGTTTGGCATCGGCGGTGAGAACAAAGCCAATAGTAGCAGTTGGATACTTGACGAATGGAAAACACAAAAGACAGAACGTGACTGGGGTTACTGGCGTGTGTTAGATCATAAACCTGAAAAAGGTTATAAAGTAAAAGAACTTGTAATTTATCCTGGCAAAAGTTTAAGTGATCAAAAACATTTTAAACGTTCTGAACAATGGATGATATTAGAAGGTGTTGTAGATATGAAAACTGAATGGAAATCTACAACTAGCACAGTATTATTAGAACCGCACAGATTGCCTTATGAAATTGGCAAAGAAGTTTGGCACAAGCCAAGTAACCCCGGAACAGAAAACGCACACATACTAGAAATACAATGGGGTAGTGAGTGCATTGAAGAAGATATCGAAAGAAGAGACTAATGCAACCACTAAAAATTTTTGTAGGATACGACACGAGAGAGGATATTGCATTTCAAGTATGTAAACAAAGTATTCTCGATACTGTTAGTGTACCTGTAGAAATTATTCCACTTAATCAACGAGTGTTAAGAAAAGAAAAACTATACAAACGTCCAGTAGACCCGTTAGCAAGTACTGAATTTACATTTACACGTTTCCTAGTTCCACACCTAACAGAGTACAACGGCTGGGCATTATTCATTGATTGCGACTTCGTAGCCCTCACTGATATTAAAGAACTATTTGATCAAGCAGACGATCAGTATGCAGTAATGTGTGCGCACCATGATTATACTCCTAAGGAAGGTATAAAAATGGACGGGCAGAAGCAAACTGTATACCCACGTAAAAATTGGAGTTCGTGTGTATTGTTTAATTGTTCACATATATCTAATGCTAAATTAAACTTAG